CGTACGATGATAGACGTAATGCTAAATCGTTTTTAGATAAGCTACCTGACGCTTGGAGAGAGCAAGTAGTAGAGTATCGTAAAGGTAAGCTAGATAATACTAGTTATATTTGGACTTCATATAAAGATTGTCCATTTGTAAATAAAAATCTATTTAAAGAGTATATTAGTATGTCTTTTATGGACGGAACAGGACGTTATAGAATGATCTATAAGTTAATGATTTCTGTCGCTGCTAATGCTATAGAGAAGCAGTATCCAATAACTGCAAATCAGATAGTAGATATTATAAGAGAGGTAGATAGAGAAACTGCTAACCTTTATGAGAAAAGACCTTTAGAATTAGAAGCTAATAATGCATTAGAGTATGCATATAAGCATGGAGTTATACAATGAGAATTATTGCTGGGCCATGTCAACACGAAACACTTGCACAGAGTGCTGAGATTGCTAAAGAGTGTAAACGGGTATGTGACAAGTATGGCTTTGAATATTACTTCAAAGCAAGTTTTGATAAAGCAAATCGCACATCCATAAGTAGCGAGCGCGGTGTAGGAATTGACGCCGCACTTCCCGATCTATTAGCGTTGAAAGAAATGCTTGGCGTGAAGATCTTAACTGATGTTCATACAGAAGGACAAATAAGTAGATGTCGATCGTTTGTCGATGTCATTCAGATTCCTGCATTCTTGTGTCGACAAACAGATTTAATTTGTGCAGCTTGTACTACAGATTGTATTGTTAATATCAAAAAAGGCCAATTTCTTGCCCCTTGGGATGTTAGTGGTATACTAAGCAAAACTGAAGGTGCAAAAGAAGTTTGGATCACAGAGAGAGGTACTAGCTTTGGCTATAATACTTTGGTCGTTGATTATACTGGGATTCAGTATATGCTTGACAATTACGATGTACCTATCGTTTTTGATGTTACCCACGCTGTCCAAAAGCCAGGAGGCAATGGGCAATCGAGTGGCGGCAATCGTGATTACGTCCCAGGTCTTGCTCGCGCTGCCGCTGCTATGGGCGTTAGCAACTTCTTCTTAGAAGTGCATCCTGATCCAGACAATGCTCCAAGCGATGGGCCAAATATGTTAAGGTTAGAAGATTTTGAAAGGACAGTGTATGACATCAACCGCTATTCTTATTCCAGCTAGATACAACAGTTCTCGCTTTCCAGGAAAACCTTTGGCTGAGTTAGATGGTATCCCTATGGTTAAACGGGTGTATGATAAGTGCGTAGCGACTGGTTATGACACATATGTCCTTACAGATGATATGTCTATTGCAAAACTATTTAATGATAATACCTGTAGAGTAGATACTACTGATTATCAAAATGGAACTGAAAGATGTGCAGGCGCAGTAAATCTAATTCGTGAGTATGATCAATATATCAATGTTCAAGGTGACATGCCAGATGTGACGCAAGAGATGATTGAAAAGACTATCTGGCATTTAAAAAATTATTCTGTTACTACTATGTGTGCTATGATGCCAGAAGAACAGCAGAATGATCCTAATACTGTTAAGTTGGTGAGAGCTGCTGATAAGTGCTTGTGGTTTGGTAGAGGCATGACAGGCTATGGAGATTGGCATTTAGGAATCTATGGATACAAGCGAAATGCACTAGAAATGTATCATAACCTAACTAGATACAGAGAAGAAGGCTTAGAACAATTAGAGCAATTACGGTGGCTTAAAAATGGCTGGGACATAGGTGTGCTCCCATGTGAGTTTGATGGTATTGAAATTAACACACCAGAAGATGCCGTGTGTTGGACTCGAAGGAGATGACGATGACTAAACTGTATGACTTAGAGCCAATGATAATGGACTGTTGGCATGTATGTAATGACCTACAGGTAGTGTTCAAACAGATAGGTGACGGTGAGCGTAACCCTACCTCAGATGAACTGATGAACGCCCTGCTTGGTATGCAGCAATTGTATCAATGGAAATTTGAACAATTATTTTTTATGTATGAGCAGGTAATAAAATCACAGCGAGGAGAATTGGAATGATTGCAGGTAAAGTTTGGGGCAATACAGAACTTGTAGAAGCTAATGGTGCGCTAGAGTTTCATCGTATTGAAATGAATAAAGGTGGTGTTTGTTCTAAACACTGTCATGAGTTCAAGTGGAATGGCTTTTATGTCGAATCTGGTCGTATGCTTATTCGTGTATGGCAGAAAGATTACGATCTAGTTGACGAGACTATTCTTGAAACAGGAATGTATACCAAAGTCAAGCCAGGTGTATATCATCAATTCGAATGTCTTGAAGATGGTGTAGCGTTTGAGCTGTATTGGGCAGAATTTAATCATAACGACATTAAAAGAGAAACAGTAGGACATGCGTAGGTTTATGTGCATTATGTGAAGGATTGGAAAGATACGTGGGAACGACTAAAAAATCTATAGTGGGTATTACCGCTTCTACATTTGATTTATTACATGCAGGTCATGTTGCTATGCTTAGAGAGGCTAAGGAAGTATGTGATTACCTAATTTGTGCCTTACAGGTAGACCCTTCTATAGAGAGAGAAAATAAGAATAAACCTGTACAATCTTTAGTAGAGCGTTGGACACAGCTTCAAGCAGTAAAATATGTAGATGAGATTATACCATATCAAACTGAAAAAGATCTAGAAGACATCTTGCAATTATATAACTTTGATGTTAGAATTATAGGTGAAGAATATAAATCTAAAACCTTTACTGGTAGATCTATCTGCGCAGCTAGAGGAATAGATATATATTTTAATAAAAGAGAGCATAGGTTCTCATCTAGTGATCTACGACAAAGAGTAAAAAAAATATGAAAATATTAATTGTAGGTCACGGATTTGTTGGTAAGGCTGTTGATTACGGATTTACCCACCCTAGTGTAGAGAAAACCATTGTTGATCCTAAATATAATATATCCTTGGATAACGTCAATCCTGCTCTTTATGACTGCGTGTTTGTTTGCGTTCCAACCCCGATGGCAAACAATGGCACTGTTAATTGTAGTATTATTAATAGCGTATTGGATCATCTAGAGTATTCTAGATTAGTAATAGTTAAATCTACAGTAACTCCTGATATTGTTAGAACGTGGCCAACTAACATTGTATACAATCCAGAATTCTTAACAGAAAAATCAGCTAATGAGCAATTCATTGCACCTGCATTTCACGTGCTTGGAGGAGACGAATGGGCTGTTGATAGAGTTGCTCTGTTGTATGAAAAGTACAGTCTATGTTCCCCTTGTCCTATTCTGAAGATGACTGCGCAAGAAGCTAGCTTTGTTAAGTATACTATTAATAGCTTTCTTGCAATGAAGGTGACATTCTTTAATCAACTATACGATGCTGTTAGAGATACAGAAGCTAACTTTGCTACAATTATAAAGGCTATTGGCATGGACGACCGCATTGGACCTAGTCATACTAAGGTTCCAGGATTTGATGGTAAGCAAGGATATGGAGGAGCATGTTTTCCAAAAGACACTTCTGCTTTTACTCATTACAATAATAAGTTGACCTTGTTAGAAAAATGTATTATAATAAACAATAATTACAGATTACAATATGAAATGGATGAAAGAGAGAAAGAACAAGATGTCAATTATGGACAAACTAAAAAAGAATTCAAAGATCAAAACGACGGATATCCTGTCTGAATCTAAGTTCTTTACTGAAAAAGATATGACACCTACTAGTGTACCTATGGTAAATGTAGCACTATCAGGATCAGTAGACGGGGGAGTTACTCCTGGTCTTACTGTACTAGCTGGACCATCTAAACACTTTAAAACCTCCTTTGCATTACTTATGGCTGGAGCTTATCTCGATCAGCATCCAGATGCTGTTATGCTTTTTTACGATTCAGAGTTTGGGTCTCCTCAATCATATTTCGAGCAATTTGGTATTGATACTTCACGTATTTTACATACCCCTATTGCTAACGTAGAAGAGCTTAAGTTTGATATTATTGCTCAACTAGAAGCGATTGATCGAGAAGATAAAGTAATTATTGTTATTGATTCTATCGGTAACCTAGCATCTAAGAAAGAACTGGATGATGCTATTAATGAGAAATCAGTAGCAGATATGTCACGTGCTAAAGCTCTTAAGGGTCTATTCCGTATGTGTACCCCCTATCTAGCTATGAAAAATATTCCAATGCTTGCTGTAAACCATACCTATAAAGAAATTGGGTTATTTCCAAAAGATGTTGTTGGAGGTGGAACAGGCATTTATTATTCAGCTGATAATATCTGGATCTTAGGTCGTCAGCAGGACAAGAAAGGTACAGAGATCCAAGGGTATCATTTTGTAATTAATGTGGAGAAATCTCGTTATGTTAAAGAAAAGTCTAAAATTCCTATCACAGTCTCTTGGGATGGTGGTGTCCGTAAGTATTCTGGGCTGCTCGATTGCGCTCTTGCTGGTGGTTATGTTACTAAACCTTCTAACGGCTGGTATGCTGTGGTTGATCAAGAGACTGGAGAAGTTGGATCAAAAGTACGGTACGATATCACTAATGATAAATCCTTCTGGGATCCAGTCTTTGCTAATACGGACTTTAAAGAGTTTTTAAAGAAGCAGTATCAGATTGGTCATCAGTCCTTAGTAAGTATGGATGATATTGTGGAGAGTGTTGATGGTTAAGATACCAAATATGTTTGAAGAAAATGTTCAGTATGAGTTAACACCAGGAGATGGAGATCATTGGCATATTCGTATTAAAGAAGGAGATTTTATTGAGTCAGTAATTAGTTTTGGTAGTATTAAAATAGAAGACAATTCAGATGTAATGAAGTTTGATATTACTCTGCATTATTCTCCTGATGAAGATCTTACAGTAGATAATACAGATTTACAAAGATATGCAGGTAAAATATTAGAGAGTATTATTGTAAACAATTTAAATAGAATGGAAGCGAATGACGACTAACTTAGAGCAGCTTGTATTACGACATCTACTTATTGATGAACCGTATATGCGTAAAGTGCTTCCATTTATTAAGCCAGAATATTTTCAAGGCGTGACTAGACAGCTATTTGTTGAGATTGGTAAGTTTGTTGCTAAGTATAATAAGCTTCCTACTCTGGCTGCGTTTAAGATTGAGATAGACCAGAGCGACAAGTATAATGATGATCAGTATACTGCAGCAATGGAAATGTTACCCAATATATTTGACACTCAATCAGATAAAGCAGATAAGAGTTGGTTAGAAGATACCACAGAAAAGTGGTGTCAAGATAGAGCTATTCATAATGCTATTATGGAGTCTATTTCTATTATAGACGGTAAGCATCAATCACTTACTAAAAACGCTCTACCAGATCTCTTGCAAAAAGCTCTAGCTGTTACCTTTGATTCATCTGTAGGTCACGATTATATTGAGAATGTAGAGGAGCGTTATAATTTCTATCATGAGCAGGAAGAACGTATTCCCTTTGACTTAGACTACTTTAATAAGATTACTAAAGGTGGTATTCCTAATAAGACTCTTAACATTGCACTAGCCGGTACTGGAGTGGGCAAGTCACTTTTCATGTGTCATATGGCAGGAAATATTCTCAGTCAAGGAAGAAATGTCCTATATATTACTATGGAGATGGCTGAAGAACGTATCGCTGAACGTATCGATGCTAATCTATTAAACATACCTATTGATCAATTAGAGAATATATCTAAACCTATATTTAAAAGTAAGGTTGATGATATTGCTGCTAAGACTAATGGTAAGCTTATTATTAAAGAATATCCAACTGGCGCGGCTAATTCTAGTCATTTTAGAGCGCTACTCAATGAACTTAAACTTAAACGTAACTTTGTACCAGAGATTATCTTTATTGACTATCTTAATATCTGTGCATCAGCTCGTATGAAGACAATGGGAGGCTCAATCAATTCATATACCTACATTAAAGCAATTGCTGAAGAGTTACGCGGACTTGCAGTCGAGTTTAACGTTCCGATCTTCTCTGCAACGCAAACGACTCGTTCTGGTTATACTAGCTCGGATCCTGGGCTTGAAGATACGTCCGAGTCTTTTGGATTACCCGCTACCGCAGACCTAATGTTTGCTCTTATATCATCTGAAGAGTTGGAGCAGCAAGGGCAGATTATGGTCAAGCAGCTAAAGAATAGATATAACGATCCTGGTAAGTATAAACGTTTTGTGTTGGGTGTAGATAGATCCAAGATGAGATTGTTTGATGCAGATAACCCTGAAGAAGGAGTTGTTGATGATAGACCAGCTTTTGATAAATCTAATGTAGCAGAACGATTTAAAGATTTTAAAATGGAGTAAAAATTTAATGTGGTTTAAACAATGTGAGGTACAATGAAGGGTATAACAAATAGTAAGAAGACGTCAATCGGTAAACGTAATATCAAGATGTCTTCTATGAACAAATCAAAAAAACGTAGCTACAAGAAATCAAGGGGCCAGGGTTAATGCATGCAAAGCTCATTTCCTATAGTCAACCCAGTAGTCGAATCCACGCTGGCGAACTTGCAGCGCAAGGGCTTGATAACATCCAAGACCTTATCGCCTATGCAGCGCGTGTCTCAAATCCAGCCAACCAAGCTAACACCAAGACAACGCCGAAGCTACTTGACTACCTCATTAAACATAAGCACTGGTCACCATTCGAAATGGCAAGCGCCTGTATCGAAATCGAAACAACCAGAGACATCGCAAGACAGCTTCTCCGTCACCGATCATTCTCCTTCCAAGAGTTTTCTCAGCGGTATGCTGACATACGCGATCTTAACGATGATTTTGTAATCCGTGAAGCTCGTCTTCAGGATCCTAAGAATCGTCAGAATAGTGTTGTAAATGAAGATGCTGCTTTAGAAGACGAATGGGCAAATAAGCAATTAGCTATTATTGAAATGGTAAAGATGACATATGATTGGGCAATTGAAAACGGCATTGCTAAAGAACAAGCCCGAGCTATTCTACCAGAAGGAAATACTGTTTCTAGATTATATGTTAATGGTACAGTTCGTAGCTGGATTCATTATATCGAGTTACGCTCTGCAAACGGTACTCAACAAGAACATATGGACTTAGCATTAGCAGTTGCAGAGGCCATAGGTAAAATTTATCCCAGCGTTATTAATTTTATTAAGGAGTAAAAAAAATGTCCTCAGAGAGTCGTCAAAGAAAAATATCTACATACTATTCAGATCTAGGTGAAGGATATGCAGAAGTCTGGATGGACTTTAAAGAAGAAGTTGCCTTTATTAAATATTTCGACGATAATGATATTAGGTTCTTTGAAGAGGATTTTCCTAATAAAGCTATTGGCTATGTAGAGGATGCCGCAGAAAACTGGGCTTTAGGAATTAAAAAACTAGAAGGAAATATACAACTTGGCTTACTTTAGCACAAAAACATACGGACACAACATTGGACTTAGCGCTTGTTTCCGTCAACCACATGCAGATCATTCGCATTGTAGGTTTCTACATGGGTATAGCTTGCAATTTAAATTTACGTTTAGCTGTAACGAACTTGACAATAAAAATTGGGTAGTGGACTTTGGTGGTCTCAAACCTCTTAAGAAATGGTTAGAAGATAACTTTGACCATAAAGTAGTGCTCGATAGTAAAGACTGGGCACTCGATAACTTCCGTGCGCTAGAAGCTGCTGGACTAGCTGAACTAAACATCATGGACGGAGTCGGTGTAGAGAAGTTTGCGGAGCATGCTTGGAATAAAGCTCAATGGATCGTGGATGAAATGACAGATGGTCGATGCTGGGTGGTGAGTGTGGAATGCGCAGAACATGGAGCTAACAGTGCAATCTATCAACCGTGAATCTTGGACTATACCTGTAGTAGATGTAGGAGATGGGGAGCTCGGATTTGAGCTCCCTGATAATGTTATGGACCAGTTGAACTTATCTGTGGGTGATGCTATAATATGGGAAGAAACAGCAAACGGATGGTCGTTGAGGAAAAAAGATAATGACGGATAAAAAATATACCTATAGTGAAATCTTTCATTCTATTCAAGGTGAAGGACATTACACAGGCGTACCTACAGCATGGATTAGATTCTTTCTATGTAACTTACAATGTGATGGTTTTGGGCAGACCCATCCTACCAAGCCAGAGACCTACGAATTGCCCTATGCAGACTTTGATGCTCACTCTGTAAATCGAGTAGAAGATCTACCTGTATGGTCTAAAGGATGTGACTCATCATATACTTGGTCGAAGAAGTTTAAGCATCTTATGGGTCAAGCTACCGGAGCAGAGCTAGCAGAGAAGCTCACAAATTGTATGAAGAACGAGCATAATCCAGAAGGTTGGTTTAGGCATCCGCTATCACTGCAGCATAACCATTTATGTATTACTGGTGGTGAGCCATTAATGAAGCATGCACAAAATGCTTTTATTGACATTTATAATACATTAAGAGATGCACCAGGCGGTCCTATGAGAGATACTCATTTCTATAGTTCGGATAATCTACCTGCATCAGTTACTTGGGAAACTAATGGAACCCAGAAGCTATCTAATGACTTTAAAGATGTTGTAGACTCTCCTCTATTTAAACCTGAAGCTTTCTTCTCTGTATCTCCTAAGCTATGGACTGTAGCAGGAGAGAAAAGAGAGAAGGCTATTAAACCTGAGATTGTAAAAGAATATTATGATATTTCCAAGAATGGTCAACTTAAATTTGTTGTAGGACAGACAAAAGAAGAATGGCAAGAATTAGATGAAGTAGTTATAATGTTTAGAGAAGCTGGGGTAAACTACCCTGTGTGGATTATGCCTACCGGTGCTCGAGAAGAAGAACAGCATGCTACAGCTGGTGATGTAGCAAGGATGGCATTTGAAAGAGGATATAACGTCTCTGGAAGAATGCATGTTTACTTATTTGGAAACGCAATTGGAACGTAGAGGCCTCCCTCTATAACTAGGAGAATAAATGACTATCTCAGAAGAAATTAAGACGCGTCTTGAAGACGCAGGACATCGCTATTGGGCTGGAGATAATATTTCAGCATTCTTACAAGAGGGTGATAAAGAAGCAATCATCGACGAAGCAACAGAAAAGTTCGAAGCAGTATTAGATAGTCTGCTTATTGATCGTCACCGAGATCCTAACTCTATGGATACAGGCCGTAGATTAGCTAAAATGTATATCAACGAAATCATGGCTGGTCGTTACGATCCAGCACCTAAAGCTACTGCTTTTCCTAACTCAGGTCAGGATCGATATGATGGTATGTTAGTTGTCCGTAGTGAGTTAAAGTCTATGTGCTCTCATCATCATCAACCAGTATCAGGAGTAGCTTATATCGGCATTATTCCTGGAGAGAAAGTAATCGGGTTATCTAAATATACTCGTATTGCTCAGTGGTGTGCTCGTAGAGGTACACTGCAAGAAGAACTAGCTAATGATATCTGTAAAGAGATTCAGAAGGCTACCGAGTCAGAAAATGTAGGTGTTTATATTCAAGCTACTCATGGCTGCTGTGAAAACAGAGGTATTATGGCTCATAGTTCTCTCACTCAAACAACTGTACTTAAAGGTCATTTCTTAGATGATAATATGACTACTAAGAAAGAGTTCTTTGATAATATTAAATTGCAACAATCATTTGCACCAAAATAAGGTTAACTTATGAGACTTGAAGAAGATATTAAGCTTGATTATAAAGATGTGCTTATACGTCCTAAACGCAGTACTCTCTATAGTCGTCAGCAAGTAAAATTAGAACGCAAGTATCAGTTTAGATGTTATGATCATGATATTGCAGAACCATTGCCTGGTGAATATCACTACGAAGGTATACCTATTATGGCCGCTAACATGGACGGGGTAGGTACTTTTGAGATGGCGGACAAGTTAGCTGAGCTTAATATTTTCTCTTGTCTAGTTAAGACTTATAATGTAGATGATTTAATAAAATATTTTGAAGGACCAATAGAACGCACAGAGTGTGTAGCTATGAGTATTGGTTCTAGCGATGCTGATTATAAAAAACTATTTGAAGTAAAAAAAGAAAGTGATAATAAGTTAAAATATGTTTGTATAGATATTGCCAACGGATACAGCGATCATTTTGCAACACATGTGCGTAAAGTAAGAGATGAGTTTCCAGATCTAGTAATTATTGCTGGTAACGTAGTAACACGAGAAATGACAGAGGAGTTAATTTTAAGTGGAGCAGATATTGTTAAAGTGGGCATCGGTCCTGGGAGCGTTTGCACAACTCGTATTCAAACTGGCGTGGGTTATCCTCAGCTTAGTGCTGTTATTGAGTGTGCTGATGCTGCTCATGGCCTTGGCGGACACATTATCGCTGATGGAGGATGTACTACTCCAGGTGACGTTGCTAAAGCCTTTGCTGCCGGTGCTGACTTTGTAATGCTAGGAGGCATGTTAGCAGGACATGATGAAGGTGGTGGTGAAGTAATAACTAAAACATATGAATCGAATGAACTTCTTGATGAAGGAGATGGGTATTATGCTCCGGTTTATGACAAAAAACGGTTTGTGCAATTCTACGGTATGAGTAGCGAAAGTGCAAACGATAAACATTTTGGTGGTTTAAAAAACTATCGTTCATCAGAAGGTAGAACAGTTTTAGTTCCTTATAAAGGACCTGTAGCTAATACTATACAAGAGATATTAGGAGGTATAAGAAGCGCTTGTACATACACAGGAGCTCTTAAACTTAAACAACTAAGCAAATGTGCTACGTTTATCCGATGTACTCAAACTCATAATTCAGTCTATGAATCTTCCACTATAGGAAAATAATTTAACATTATTACAGAAAACAGTTGCACTTAGTACAAAAAGAGTATATAACTATTATATCAAATGAAGGAGAATAGTAATGAGTAGTGTTAATTATGGTACTGTTTATCAACGGATTGATCTGTTTTTACAAACACGTGACGGTCTTTGCAATCCTAAAAAAAGCCAAGACTATGTATGGTTTGTTCGTGAATTAACTGGTATCTTCTGTGGCGCTGCTTTCGAGCATGACTTAAGTACTGGAAATGTTATTGAGTTTTTAGATATAGTTCAAGAACATGTTATTACTAATATTGATGTAACTGGTAGACTGTGTAATGTAGAAAGTCTAATTAGTAATGAAATTACTTCTCATCCTCTTTATTATATTACTGAATATTCACTTATGAATTATAAACCAGGCTCTGTTCAAGCAGGACCTGGAGAATTTTTCTTCTGTTTTTATGACTCATTATCTACTTTTGGTATTGACAATCAAGAAAGTTTCGATATAATAACAGATAGTAATACTACAGAGCTTAAGAAAGTTGATACTAACTTTACTACTCCAGAGCTGTTTGATAAGTACGCAGCTGATGAAAACCTAGAACGTTTACTAGTTATTAAGCCTGTATCTAATGCTAAGAAACCTCAATTACGTTCAATGTATGCATGTATTCATACTACTAAATGGAGACAAGCTTTTTATCATAAGAATGATAAAAGATTAACTTTAAAGGAAGCTGCATAATGACTTGGTATGCCAATTCTGCGGGCAGGCATGGGCTTTCAGGAGCTAAAGGAGACGCTGGCGAAAAGCTAGTAGAACTTTATTGTAAGAAAAACAATCTTTCTTGGGAAGATAAGAATGACTACAAGAGTCAGGTTATCGATAAGATTGATTGTATTATTGAAAATGAAGCTATTGATGTTAAGACTAACATTTATATGGACCGACTTGCGGTAGAGCTATATCTTAATAATAAAAAGAAAGTTGGTCCTGGTTGGCTTTTTACTACAAGAGCTAAAAAAATATATGGTGTAGATCTTGACAATAAGAAGATTTATAGCTATAATGTATCAGATATGATAGAGTATGTAGATAAGAATAGAAATCGCTCTAAACTTACTAAATATGGAGATGAAGTTATCTGGGTACATAAATCTGAATCTTTTATTACGGAGTTGCAATGAAAATAGCGCATGAAGCACCGCTAAGTATCTTTGATAGGGTACAAGTATTAACCGATTATGATTACGCACTAGTTCATCTATTTGAGGAGAACGAAGAGTATTATAATACATTTGTAAAGGCTAAAAAAGATGGAAGAGAAGTCCTCCTCGATAACTCTATCTTCGAGCTGGGAACAGCTTTTGACGGAGATGTATACGCTGATTGGATTGTTAAGCTCAAGCCAGATTGGTATATCGTCCCTGACGTACTCGATAATGCAAGCGCTACTATTGATAGCTTTGATCGTTTTGTTTCTACATATGCTGGGCTTCCTGGTAAGGTTATTGCTGTCGCTCAAGGGAGTACTTATGATGAGCTTGTTACTTGTTATACTCATCATGCTAACAACCCCCTCGTAGATAAAATTGCTTTATCGTTTAATCATCCGTTCTTTCAGACTATACAACCTCCTCTAGGTAATAAGTATTATCGTATGATGAAAGGTCGTCAAAAAGTTATTCATGATATGTTAAGAGATGATGTTATAGATACTTCTAAGCCTCATCACTTATTGGGTTGCGGATTACCTCAAGAGTTTACAGAGTATAAAGATCATAAATGGATTGATTCCATGGATAGTTCTAATCCTGTTATCCATGGTATGAAGAATATTATCTATAGTCCATATGGTTTAAATGATAAAGAGTCAGTTAAATTATTTACTCTTATTGACGAGAATGTAGTTGATAAATGGAATGATATCGAATATAATATAAAAATGTTTCGAAAATTATGTAATGGATAAGATATGTGGTTTGCTCTCTTTAGTCAATCAGGCTCAGAAATAGTATCAATTGCTCGTCATTTAGGTAGATGGCCTGATTATATATTTACGGATAATAAAGATAAAAAAACTTGGCATCGAGATCTGCAGAAGCATTCTGCAGTATCAATTATTAAGCATAAGGATATGAAGAAAGAGATAGAGAGTAATATCTCTATGTTCCAGGGGCTACGAGGTACTACTCCTATTGTAACTCTTCATGGTTATCTTCGTATTCTTCCTGAGATTAACTGTGAAATGTACAATGGTCATCCTGGTGATATAATTAGATATCCAGAACTAAAAGGTAAAGATCCACAGCAGAAAGCTTTGGATCTCAAACTACCATCTACTGGTACTATTATTCATAAAGTTACAGAAGAAGTTGACTCTGGAGAGATAGTATCATATAATACTCTAAAGATAATGGAGCAAGATACTATTACTACTCTTAGTAATGCGTTACGTAGTTTATCTATATCGCTGTGGATTGAGTTTTTAAAGGAGAGATTTGTTGAAACTGTTTAAGGGTGAAGTAGAAGAGTCTGACGATCCGAGACCTAATCATTATAGTCAGAAAGAAGGTCATGTAGAGTGTATTAAGGTTATTAAGCAGCTATGTGAAGAGCATCAGAATGATCCGTATACTGATTATAATCGCTATCAAGCGTTTAAGTATCTCTGGCGTTTAGGTCAGAAAGATGATGTGTTGTTAGATATTAATAAAGCTATTACGTTTCTAACGTTTGCTAAAGAAGCTATTGAAGAGGAAAGAGCTAAAGATGGATGAAATTGAACAGATTGCTAGTAAGGTCTTAGGTAAGACTTCTGACGGTAAGACTATGATGCGGTATGAGACTCCTGATGAAGTAGATAAAACTCTACTTGTAGGTATTCCTCGTCATCTTAATCGTACTCAATACGACTTAGCTGGTGATGAGTTTCACGGTATTGATACTTGGAACTCTTATGAGTTTAGTTGCTTATTAGATAACGGCTTTCCTATCTCTGGGTGGCTACGTTGGTCATACGCTTCTAATTCAGAGAATATTGTTGAGTCTAAATCAGCTAAGCTGTACTTAAATTCTTTCAATATGGCTAAGATGGGGTCTACTGTTACAGCAGCTACTATGAATGTAGAAGAGACTATTTGGAACGATATGATAGAGATTCTTAAATGTGAAGATGAATCAGATCTTAATGTAGTTCTACATATCAATGATGATTTCGGTTATGCTAAACCTATGGCTGGTAGCTGGACTCAACTAGAAGAGTTAGTAGACGTTGAACATATTGACTTTAGTCACTATAATGAAGATCCAGATATTATTACTTTACATTATGATGATGAGGGTATCTCTTGTAAATATGTTTCTAACTCTCTGCGCTCTAATTGTAGAGTTACTAATCAACCTGATTGGGGAGATATATACGTATATGCAAAAGGGGATAAAGTACCTACTCCAGATTCTCTATTGCAATATATTGTATCAATGCGTAAAGAGAATCACTTCCACGAAGAGATCTGTGAATGTGTATACAAACGTCTAAGTGACTTATTAGACCCCTCAGAGCTTGTTGTCGCGTGTCTCTATACACGTAGAGGTGGTATTGATATTAATCCTATTAGAGCATCAAGCTTTGACTTACTCTTAAAGCATCCTATTAGCGATGCTGTAACTCTTACCTCAAAGACTATGAGGCAATAGTGGTTCATGAAAGCTAACCACTTTAAACAACACACCGCTTTCATATTGGAGAACTAAATGAAAAAGATCGTTGTATCATTATCTGGAGGAATGGATTCCTCTACTCTACTATTGCGTGCTATCAAAGAGGTAGGCGCACGTAATGTAACAGCTTTGTCATTTGATTATGGACAGAAGCACGTCTGTGAATTAGAACGTGCTAAAGAACTAGTATACTATCTTGCAGTGCATGGGCATACAATCAGATATCAGCCTATTAAGTTAGATGGACTAGGATCATTGCTATCTTCTACGTTAGTTACTGGAGGTGCTGAGGTACCAGAGGGTCATTATGAAGAAGAGACGATGAAAGAAACTGTAGTACCTAACCGTAATAAGATCTTTGCTTCTATTGTGCAAGCAGCTGCTCTTTCTGTGGTTAAAGATACAGGTGAAGAAACTGCTATCGCTCTAGGCATTCATGCTGGTGATCATGCAGTATATCCTGATTGTCGTCAGGAATTTCGTGATGCTGATGATTATGCATTCCGTGAAGGTAACTGGGATGCAGATAAGGTAACTTATTTCACTCCTTACCTAGAACTAGATAAGTTTGATATCTTAAAGGATGGTCAAGTACTATGTGATGCGTTAGGTTTAGATTTTGATGAAGTGTATAAACGTACTAATACTTCATATAAGCCTATGCAGCATAATGGTGTTTGGTATTCTGATTATAAGAGCTCATCTTCTGTAGAACGTCTTGAAGCATTTATTAAACTAGGTCGTCCTGATCCAGTTGCCTATGCTGATGAGACAGGACCTGTACCGTATGAGAAAGCTCTTACTCATGCTCAACAAATTTTAGCTTAAGGAAAAACTAATGGAACTAATTAAAAAATACTTCAACTTTGGAGATGAAGACAAATCACTTATTGTAAAGTTGGTTGGTCTACATCTTGTAATCATTGCTTTGGCAAACTATGTAGTACAGTTTAGTGGAGTTATCCCTGTACTTGATCTTAACTTTACTTGGGGAATGTTTGTTTTTCCTCTAATTGTAGTTGCTACTGACTTAACAGTACGACTTACTAACAAGTATGTGGCTCGACAGATTATTGCTATTGCCTTTATTCCGGCTATGATTATTAGCAGCTTTATTGCTACCCCTATGATTGGTATTGCTAGCGGCTTTGCATATGCAATTGGTTTAATGCTAGACGTCTCTGTCTTTCAAATTGTTCGAGAAAAATTTACAGATGTGTGGTGGATTGCTCCAGCTATCTCTACAGTATTTGCTAATATTTTAGACACCTATGCATTCTTCTGGGCAGGGTTTGCATATGGACCAGATGAGTTCATGCGAGCTAATTGGCTTGAGATCGCCTCGGTAGATGTTGTGTTTAAAATTATCGTCTCATTCGTTGTATTCTTACCTGTCTACGGATTGCTCTTACAACAACTTCGTAAGCGAATGGAAGTTGGAACCGGAGCTGCTTAATTAAAAAAAATGCCAGCCTTTAGAGATATCGGCTGGCATTACTTTGTTCTATATACTATAATAAGCTTAAGGAGATAAGCTATGGCTATGAGACATATTATGGGTGAGAAGAGTACTAGCTCTCTTACTAATGTACTACCTAAAGATATTCAACCTAACGCTGTTGATCTACGTCTAGGTAGAGTACTAGAGATTCTCGATAATGACTTTGTAGTTGATGAGACGCAGAAGATACATAGAGGATCTAAAGAAGTAGAAGTGTTTGAAGATGGATACTGGTATCTGTATCCAGGTGCATATGAAGTAATTATGGAGAATGAAATTGAAGTTGGAATGGGCGAAGCCGGGTTCGTTATCACCCGCAGTACTCTTAATCGTAATGGGGTTCACCTTACTACTGGTCTCTATGATACTGGCTATCATGGGGTTATGGCTGGGGTCATGCACGTAACGTGTGGACGTATGAAGGTTAAACCTGGTACTCGTATTGGTCAATATCTATGCTTTAAAGCAGAGTCTTTACATAAATATGATGGAGACTATGGGATAGGTAAAGAACATGATAAGAAGTATCAGTAGTGTATACTGTTGAGATGGATCTTGACGAAATAGAGATCACCGTTTTAGATGACGGTGGTCGCTATGAAGATGTAAAGGTTTTCTCTTATGATGATGTTGTATACATTAGACAGTTCAATCAAAAGAAAAATAAAAACGATTTAATCGTTATGACTCCAGAAATGTATGCTGAGCTTATGACAGCCTGGCAATCTCCTGAAGGATCATTTGTTACTAATTTAACTAGAGACTTTTAGTTCCAAGTACCTTGAGATAAACCTATCCCAGTATATAATATTACCCATTATACCTGTTGCTATTTTTAAAAAAAAGTTTCGAGAACAGCCCTTTTTTAGTTGCACTTAGTACAAAAAGAGTATATGATAATATTATGAAAAAGAAAATTAAAAATATTGATCCTATCAACTTCATCGAGATTGATGCTACGATTCGTTCTGTAGCTTCTATCTCTAAAACGAAAAAGGCTTTGTATGCAGATATGAAGAAAAGATATAACTGGAATGATAGTCAGTGTAAAGCAGCTATTGATCCTATTTTAAAACGGGAGTATCCAAAGTTAAAATGACCACATAACGAAATTTGATAACGATTGGGATTGACCTTATTGTTATCGATAAACCCTGGTTGTTATAAATCCTTAAGGTACATCCAGGTCGGTAAAAGCACTGGTACCGCATAACTCAGTCGGTTGTTGCATACGTCAAATGCAAATAAGGGGAGGGGCACTGCAGAAAGTCCCTCCCACGAAAACTCTTTTCCTCATACGTCTGTGTAGAGGCGTTGATCAGCTAAAAGCACTATTTCTGGTGAATATACCGCCCGTGAAATACCGGTGACGTGAAAACCAGAGATGTTAGTTTCAATCGAACTAGAGCGGCAATGTCAATAAGGCCGTGCGGAGAGATTGGAGATACTAGCTCGGGCGTATGAGGAAAGGAGTTTATTATGAGAACTATACACTATGTTGATATGAGGTATACAGATTGAAAAATGAAACGTTTATACTAAATAAGCAGCAAGATGAAACTGCTGTTATCGCCATGGAAGAGTTGGCTGAATTAATACAGGTGCTATCCAAGGCTATACGCTTTGGGTACACTCCTGGAGATACCGGGAAACGTTTAGTTCAAGA